CTCTAGCCATCAAAGTTGTTGCAATATCTGTTTCTTTTTCAAACATTGAACCTTGACCACTCAACAACACCGGAACCATCTGATTGTAAGTTCGAGACCCCGCTGCCGTATCTTGCTTTGATGCAGTTTGCCTGTTCAATAATTCTTGGCTCTTTGAGGCAGAGGTCAACCGTCTGTCTGTCTGTCTGTCAAGATTTTACCTTCGATAATCAGCGTGTCAACTAACTTCTTGGCTTTTTCAGAAGTCAAATAATACTTATCTTCTACCGTATCTTCAAGATAATTTTTCATATTTTTTTCGAGCCTTATCGGTTCCGGGAATTTATAGTTATATTCACCTAAAATACTTACCATAAAACACCTGTTACGGTTCTGAGCAACACCATAATCTCTTGCGTTCAAGTCCTGCCAGTAACTGGAATATCCCTTGCTGTCAAGAAATGAAATCCACTTACAGAAATCCGGCATGTTATCTTGGCTGTGTACCTGCGGTACATTTTCCATCAGCAGTACATGAGGCAGATTATCTGTTTCGTTCAGCAGACGTTCGACTTCCCAAAGGAGGCCTGATCTTGTTCCGCTGCCTTTCTTCATTCCTTTTTGTTTTCCAGCCACAGATAAATCTTGACAAGGGAACGAATATGTCATGATGTAGGTGAATTTGTCCGTATCTGTTATGCCAAGATCGCTCCCTCTCATTTGCGTAATGTCGGATGGCAGAAAATCTGTTCCGTGGATAGCGTTATAACTCGCAATGGCGTATTTATCATATTCGACCACACGGTAATGTTCAAAATCAGCCCCTATCCGTTTTAGTGCCATTGCCTGTGAACCGATTCCGGCAAAGAGTTCAATCAGCCTTACTGGATTTTTTATCTTGAAATATTCTCTTGTGAAATCGAATAAATTTAGTTGTCCTGTCATTCTTTCTCCTCAAAAATAATATCCATTCCATGCTCCTGCGCATATTTCAGTTCTTCCATTGCTCCGTCTGAATCTTTATAGCCTTTCAGCATATAGATAGTTCCGCACAATGCTAAAAGTGGTATGCAGATACTCATGTATTCATCATGTGTCAAGGTTCTCGGCAGGGCAGAACATGCCCTTGCCGGATTCACCACTTCATAGCCTTTTGTTTTCAAGTAAAGGTCTGTTCTGCCGAAACGTTCGATGTAATCGTCCGTGCCTGTTATTTTGCCACTTATGTAGATTCTAGTCATTGTTTATCTCCCAATCAAATAAAGTTTTTTGACCCTCGACTTGCTCATCCATTCTTATGTAATTTGGATTCAGCATTTCTTCTTTTGCACTTTTATAAAAATCTTTTGAAATTTCAAATCCGTAAAAATTTCTTCTTAAATCCATGCAAGCACGGCCTGTTGAGCCACTTCCTGCGCACGGGTCAATCACAACATCGCCCTCGTCCGTGAAAATGCTAATCAATTTCTTCAGCAATTTTACTGGTTTTTGTGACGGATGAATTTTTGGAACATCTTTTCCGTCTTTTTCCCACACAAACCAATTAAAAATCATCTTACCATCGTTTCGAAATTTAGGAAGTTTATCCCGGTAAAGAAGCAGAGCGTATTCAGTCGCACCACATATTCTCATATTTGCTTTTAGAACTTGTGGGCTGTAATTCTTGCAGAATATCAATGGTATATTATGTAAAAATCCATGTTTTCTTGCGGCGGATATCAGCGTTGGCATTTGTTCAAAGGAACAAAATACAATCATGCACGGCGCATCACTGCTTTTCCCGCGTTCTCCGCTTTTTTTGGTTCTTTTCTCATTAGCTGTGAGCAAAAATGGAAGTATTCATAAAGATTGAAATTAAAATCTGAATAAAATGCAGATTTTCCGGCAAGCTTGCTTTCACCATTTTTGTTATCTCCTCCGACATACCACATTGGGTTAGAACCATAGAAATTATTCCCAACATTGTACGGTACGTCCGCAATAATTAACTGCGCTTTTTGAATTGGGTATTTCTTCCAATTTTGCATACTGTCATTGTATAATTCGCATTTCAAATGTTGTTACCTCCTATGAAATCAAGTAAATTCATTTGTTTTGCAAAATCCATTTTTACAAGTTGTTTTTCTTTTTCGCTTAATTTTTCATAAGTCCGTTTATTTGTGAATATCTTTTCTTCCGCCTTGATTGAATTGCTGTTTGCTGCACTCAGTACAATCTTTTCTGTTTTTGCGAATAGAATAAATTCATCTGGCATGTTATATTCTGAAATGAATATATTCTCCTGTTCTCTTGCCCATTTATAAAATCTCTCATGGTCAAATCCTTGATATTTACCACAATTTGAATCCTTGTATGGGATATCACAGTAAATTAAGGCTTGACAAGGAATAGGAACGTCGGTATAATCGCTCTGTAGGCTCTGTAGGCTCTGTAGGCTCTGTAGGCTCTGTAGGCTCTGTAGGCGACCTATGTTCTCCAGCTGTTCACAGGCTTGCAATCTTCTTAATGAATCAAGATCATTTCTTTTTGTGTTGCGGAAAAAACGTTCATAATTCCTATACCGCTCATATACATCATTTATTTCGTCAAATGATGGCACTGATATTCCGAGTTCTTTAAAAAGAGATATATCTTGGTAAAAACAAGCATAATGCAGAGCTTTCTTGTACGGTTCAATTTCTTTGCCGTATATATAATCTTTTCCGTTGTTTCCAAAACTCCAAACAAGGGCAATATAGATATCATCTTTCTTTTTAAAGAAATCCTCGCGGCTTACCCACTCTTTGTGGTTATCAACTCTGTGTTTTCCGTAACAACACTCAAGAAAAAGATTGGGAACTCGTCCGTCTATGTCGTTAATAATAAATCTTTTGTATTTTCCGCTCAATAATGCCGCATGGGTAACGGCACAGCCACCGCAAAACAGGTCAACAAATGTTTCTGATTTTGGCAGTGTGCCGATTATCCATTTAGCAATTTGATTCTTGCTTCCTTTATATGGCAGACCGAACCTCATATTGTCAAGCAAACGGCAGCTGTTCTTCAATGCCGTCCGGGATTTCCATGAAACTATCTTTTTCTTTCTTCTGTTCTCCGGCTGGTGCTGTCTGCCCTGCGTCAGAATTTTTGCTTTCAGCAAATTCGATATTCTCTACAACACAATCATTTGTATATACTTTGTTGCCGTCTTTGTTCGTATAACTTCCTGTCTGCCATCTTCCCTCGGCAATCATCTTGATTCCTTTGTGGCAGTATTTTTCAATAAATTCTGCCGTTTTCCCAAAGGCGATACAGTTGATAAAATCCGCAGACTGTTCTCCCTCTCGCTTAAACCTGCGATCGACCGCCATCGAGAACTTAGCAATCACCAAAGGGTTGACGGATTCTGTATACCTTATTTCCGGGTCTCTCGTAAATCTTCCGCATAAAATAACTTTATTCATGATTCTCCTCGCTTTCCAAAATTCTTTTCATTTTTGATAAACAGATAAATTCATCGTCACAGATTCTTTTGTTCAGTTCCTCGGCGTGTCTTATGTAATTTTTAATTTTCTGCGTGTCCTGATCTTTAGAATTTCCATCTTTCAGACCTCTTCTGTAGTAATATTTATAGGCGTTCAGTACATCAAAAATGATAACTGAATTTTCACCAAAAATATCAATCATTTCATCCCAGCACTCTTTCCTACCGCCTTTGTTGTAGTGGGATGGGTGGATTACATTGCCCATTCTACACCTCTCCTTTTCAATTCCCTCTCGCAAGCCTTGATTCTCCCTTTGTGCTTACCTCCACTCTCAATCATGCGGTCAATTGCCTCCTCAATGTCCTTTATGCTCGACCGGAGCAGGATTGACCTGTAATTCAAATCATCTGCCGGCAGTCCTATCAAGTCTTTTACGTTATCTTCATTTATCACTATCTCTCACCTACTTTCTTTATACTCTTGATTCAACCATTCATCATTCAACAAACCAGAAACCATGACAATATCAAACCCAAACACTTCCCGAAACTTATCCCCATTCGTCACAACCGGATTTTCTTTCGCCCACTGTTCGACAATCTGCTCGGCTTGTTCTGGACAGTCTATCAAAAATGATTCACAACTTGAGAATTCCTTTTTTGTTTTCCGCGCCTTTTCTATTCCACATTCTGAGCAACCCAAGGAATCACACATCCGCTTAAAGTTCTTACAAACCTCTTGAAATTCCATTATTTCACCTCAAAAACAAAAATATCTTTTACGAAATCAACAAGATCTTTTTTCTCAAAAACTTCTATTTCTGTTCCAATCGCACACATAAGTGGAACTGCATTGTTATCTAAATAGTCAAGCAATTCTTCTAAAAAATTCAACGCCTTAACACCTAAATCGAAAGCAGAAGAGATATCTGAAAAATCTTCGTCATCTTCTGGAATTGATGTTTTCCTTTGTAAAATTTCTATCGCTTTTCTAATTTCATCTCTCTTCCTCTCTTTCCTTATATACTTGCAAACTTCCATCGGCGTTGTATAGTGGGGTTATGCCTCCTTTGTAACTGGTTCTCCAGATTAAATATTTTACTTTTGTGTCGTTGGCGTATACTATGCAATAACTACCATCGTTAGCATCCCACTCTTTAATCAGTGTGAAATATCCTCCGCTTACTGTCTTTAATGTATCTTTCGCATCTTCATATCTTGTTCCGCACCCTGTCAACAACAGACATACGCACAATATCGCGATTATTCTTTTCATCTCTTTTCCTCACTTTCTATTTCTGTTTCCTGTAAAATCATTATCGCTGTTTGTACGGAATTTGCTTCATCTTCCTTTAAATGCGGGAGTAATGGAAGAAGGATAGCCGATACAACTTCATTTACTTCTCTCTGTTCTTTTCTTGTGGCAAATTTCATTTCTCATCCTCGCTTTCTGCCTTCATCTTTTCGTATAAGACTTCCTTGCCACAATCACCGTCTTCCCACAACCAACAAGCGTCGCAACCAGCCGGTTGGTCAAGCATATTATCGCAAAAAACTTCGACTAAATTCTTTAATTCGCTAATTTTTTCTTTATCTGTCATATCATTCCTCGCTTTCTGTTTTATAAGGTTTTGGCAAAGGTCTCCATGCAAGAACATTTTGAGGTTCAACATAACAACCATCTGCACTGTGGCAATAGAAATACGGTTCTGTTTCCGCTCTGAATCCAACTTCTACATCAAGACTTCTCAAAGACAAAAGCATATCTTGATGGATTTCCGGTAATCTCTCGCTAACAGGAATCCATCTTGTCTGCTGTGGTGTGACAGGTGAAATAGAGTTGATACACTTTGTTAATTCTTTCCAGTTATCAGCCGATAGCCAAAAACAAGTATTTGCTATTGCATTTATGACCGCTTGTCTGCTGATACAATCCTCGCAAGGTTCTTGCTCTAATGCCTTAATAGCCATATCGGCCGCTTCCATCTCACGTGGCAAAAACTTAAATCCTCTAAATATTGCTATCGCTTCTTCTCTTGTCATACAATCACCTCGCATTTCTCATTGACCAGATATCCTGTCTTTTCCTCTGTCTCATCTGCAATAGTGCCAAATGCCTTTCCTGTGAAATTCACTTCATCTAATGCAACAAACATCCATTTTCCATCTCTTCTAATGGCTATGGGATTGCCACCATAACGGTATTTGTAATCTTGTAATGTTATTTTCATTCCTTATCCTCACTTTCTGCCTTATCTGCTTCTATGATCGTTGGCGTATCACCCTCTGCGATCCCTCTATTTTGCAAAGACCCGATAACTGTTTTGAATACATCGTCAACAGTTAGGCAATCATCAATCGATAACTCTTTGTATTTATGTCTTTTAGATGCATCTTCCATTTTTGTAATAAAAGCATCTGCATCTATCAATCTTCCGTGACCTTTTGGAAGAGGTGTTCCATGCACAATGGCTTTTTCATAATAATTCAAAAACATATCATCAAAGTCATCTTTTCTCTTTAACCTATTATAATCCTTTTCTGAAATACCAATCACTATCTGCATCTTGATACCTCACTTTCCTTATCTGCTTCTATGATCGTTGGTGCATCACTTAAAACATTAAATAACCCATCCGTTCTTACACACCAATATTTAAATCTTTCAATTGGCTTAAATCTATCAATGATTTGCTGTTCATCAATCAATCTCCCGTGTCCTTTTGGGAGTTTGATGCCACCATTTCTAATCAAAGGACATGTTGAGCAGATATCATCATCATAACACTCTCCTCCGCTTATGCCACATTCATTTTCTAACTCTCTACAGGGACAGTGCTTTGTATCAATCACTATTTGCATTTTTTCCATCTCCTTTACACTGAGTTATCTTCATTTCACATCCTCCAATATAATCCTCGGATAGTTGCCATCTTCGATATAGTCAATCTGCAAGTTGCTCAAATACAAAAATTCTTCCTCTTCTATGACTTCACCTACACTCTTTGTCAAAATCTTCAAAACTACATCAATATTTGCGTCCATGTTACAATTCAATAATCCGTTTATCAGTTCTCTTACTGTCATATTTTCCCCTCCATCATTTTATATACTTTTAACAATTCTTCTCTTATCACTACGATACGTCTCTTAATACTCTCTTTGCTGTCAAATGTTGAAACTTCATATCCGGAACAAGGTGACTGATATTTTTCTTTCGCCTTTTCATACCTCTCAACAGATTCCGCCAAATCATGTATGAACGATTCAAGCATCTTCATTTTTTCGGTCATAATCCACCCTCCCATTCTGGCAGTGGTTGCCATGCTAAAATGCACTTGTAATTTGGCTCATCATCCACCCACTTACCATTTTCATATTCTGCCATTCCAACAACAGGCTTATTCGCTCCACAAATTTCTCCATCCAAAACAGCAATATAAAATCCATCCTTTTCCGGATTTTCATCCGCTGTTCTCCACCTCGGCACTTTCTGAACGACTTTCAAATATTCTTCGTCAACCTGCGCCAACTGTTCAGCAGTCAATCCGCTATCCCGGTACTTTTTCAGTTCTGCCATGCTTTTCTCGATTGTCTCTGCTTCTGCTTTTGACAAAGGGTAGTGTCTGAAACCCCAACCACCATAGTCACGGAGATTTTTCAACACCTCAAATTCTTTCGGCAGTGTCGGTAGTGGTGAAACTTCACCGTTCTTGCCGTATTTCTCAATATCAGCTAACATGTCGCTTGTCGTGTAGTCTTTCTCTGCGCATTTCTTCGATAGATATCCAAGTAGCGCGGTTCTGTTTATAAAATCACTCATCCTTTACACCCCCTATTCCAATAATCAATCGCATCTTCTTTGTATTTGTGAAATTTAATCGCTTCATACTCGCATTTTTTGTTTGTACATGTGACATACCAAGCTGTGACGGATTTGCTTTTCCCATCTTCGCTCAATATGCCTATTTTATGAGGGAACAATTTCCCCTCGCTCCCACATAAGCAACATGGTTTTATTTCATTCATTATAAATCACGCTCCCCTCTGTATTTTGAATACTCATAGGGCAACGGTATTTTTCCGTATACACCTGTATATGTCTTGCGATTTCATCCAGTTCAAACGGTAGAAACATATTTACTTCAACTTCCTCTTTTTCTTCTTCACTTGCTTTTTCAATGGCTCTAAAAGCGCCAAAAAGCACAAAATTTTCCCACTTTTTTCTTTTGTCTTTCGCCTGAATCAGCATGGTTGCAACTTCAATCGGTGTCGGTCTATATTCCTCACCGTCTTTGTAAAATTTTACTTCAAGCATTATTTTCCCTCCTGTTCCATGCTCCCCGCGCTTCTTTTTCATCAAACCAATCCCAGTCCAGTGCCGCGCGGCATCCATTCTCATTACAGCGCACCCGGTATCTCGGATGCTTTTCAAACGATGTCGTAAAAGTTTCCATTACGGCTTTACCTCCACAAAACGGACACGGCTTTAATTCTTTCATCCTTATTCCTCCCCAATATAATCCAGTTCATAATCTTCAAGTTCCTGTTCTCTTAATTGTCTTTCATACACTAAAATATCGTGGTATTTTCCACTTGTATCATCTTCTCTGTACAAAAACCCAACCATCGGCTGGCAACCGATTGAAAATCCTCTTAAGCGCATTCCGTATTTATACATGTTTCTCTCCTAATTCCTAAATATAAGTTTGTTTTGCTGTTTATTGTTCAGATACCATATGCTTTCTTTTGTGTTTTTAGGAAGATTATTTGCGCATGTAGTCTTGCAATCCTCGCACAATTTCCCTTCTCGAATTTCTTTTCCGCAGATATAGCACATCCTGTAAGCTGGGCGCTCTGATCTGTCAATCCCATCTTTTCTTCTGTTGTTTTTCTCTTGATTCTTAATTCTGCAATCAATGCAGTAACATTTACTGTATTTTGAAATTGGTTTTCCACAGTTGATACATTTCCCCTGGGCTTTTCTTTTCTCCCGGTTTCTTCTCTGTATGGAAGGATCCATATTCTTTTGTTTTCTTTTGGTATTCTTTGCAAGGCATTCTTCGCATCTGACACGGTTCAGTGCAGCTTTATTTCGACCGCAGGACACGCAGATGTGTTTTTCTTTATACCACTCATATAATTCCTTATTGTAGTTAGCCAAAAAACTCACTCCTTACGTCAATAGGTTTTCTTGTCTCTTTGTATAATTCTTGATGTTGCAATGCTCCTTTTGGTTCGGAACAAATAAAGCATTTGCAAATCATAGGTCTCACTTCGTATATCACACATTTTTTATCCCCACCGTTTAAATTAAGAAATGGGCATGTCAAGTCATACATCTGATTTTTTAATGGGAGAAAATGTTTTTGCTCTTTAATGTGATTCCGCTTTATGTATCTTCTAATACGTTCAATTTCTCTGTCTGAAATAGGGAGCAAATTACCGCAACAATTCCCACAGCCAGAACACTTTCCGTCTCTTGTAAAATCACAAACGCTCTTTCCCATTTCAATATAAGATTGCAATGATTGTGTTTCCATGTCACACCTCCTCACACCACAACTCTTCGCCGTTCCTTTACGGCATCATGACCGTCTCTTCCATTGCGCGTCCAAACCAAGCTTTTCCGTGGCATATCAAGTCTTATCAGAACTGTTCCATTGCTCTACTGTACATAGCTGTGCTCCTCCACGCCCTTACTTCGCTCTGCTTCACCTTGCAAAACAGGACCTTGCTTTTCCATCACGGAACGTTACTTTTCATTGCCTTTCCCTTGCCTTGCAATTCTGCGCACTTCCTTTGCTATGCAATTCTGTTCACAACAATACTCCGCCATTCCTTAACCAATCTTTTCCCAAGTGAATCTTCCATGACCGGAGTTGTGCCACTGTCCGATACCATTTCGCGCGCCATAATTCAACCACTCAATCACAGCTTCCTCCAAATCATCTTTCAGAATCGAGATAGTAAATTCAATCACCGTTCCAATCGGGCATTCCTCGCTGCTAGCAAGTGCGATTCTTTCGCCCTGTGCCGTGCTTGCTCTAAGAGGTCTCTGTAAGTTCCCGACCTCTCCCTCAAACTGCAACGGTATTTTTCTCTCGTCCACAAAGACAAGTCCGTCAATGTACTTTTTGTATGCTTTAATCTTTGAGGATTCTGTCTTGCTGACGTTGCGAAGTGTTCCGCAGGCGTTCTTGAAAAATCCCTTGATCTGATAATCGTAAAGAAATGGTGTACCATCTTCCAGTCGTGGAAATACAGTCATGTCCTTTTTCTCGACTTCATCAACGCCCAAATCTGCCACCTCTTCCTCTCTTGTCTTTGCGTCCGGTGCCTTGCTTGCAATAAACTCCGCATGAAGTTCCGGGTTCGCACTTGCTGTTCCTAATACGCTTTCTGTGAATGTTACCTTTACTTTGATTTTTTTCATGATATTGTCCTCCTAAAATTTGTTTTTTTGAATACAATTTCTTGTCGTATCCGATCATATCTATTCTTTTCATCTTCATCGCTCCACTTGGCACTACTTCGCCGTTCCATTGCCCCGCCCTACTCTTCTTTTCCTTTCCATAACCGCTCACTTCTGGGCATCACAGTTCCATCACACCTCGACTTCATCATCCTGCGGAAAGTGGAAAAATGGAACCATCTCAATTTCCATTGGCTTCCTTTCCGGTGCATACGATTCCACTACCCATGGGGTTATGTTCCGTAATTCTTCCAAAGAAGTTTTATCGTCTTTTATATTTAGATATAGTGAATCAAATGTTTTTATTAAAAGTGAATTGCTATACGTTTCATGCAACATATCCATTGCCTTTTGTGCTTTTTCTTCGGAAGAATACTTTGCTATGGTTAAATTTCTTCCCTCTTCAATGATGGCTACATACATCACATCTTTATACTTGCCTCGTATTATGCGTAATATTAACTTTTCATACGGAAGGTCAAGTTTTCCATCCTGTGAAATTATTCTCATGCTCTGCCTCCATAATTCACATATTCACGCCAGTGTTTAGAAAAGTAAATGTCATGTTTCTTGCCTAAATGGTCATACTGACTGCACAACCTTACGATTTCTTTCTTTTTCATTCTTCCTTTTGCTACATTTCTTGCGATTGTTCTTAACATAATATCTCTCCATTCATTTTTTATTTGTACTGCCACCATATAAAAGATGGCAGTACATTTTAATTACTAATCCAAATCATCAAGCATTTTGGCAAGTTCCTCAACTGACTTCTCCTAAATTTATTTGCAATAAATTATTGCCCAAATTAAACTTCTCTGATTTTTATCTTTTGTACATACAACATGAGCTTTCTCTTAATGATGTACTCTTTCGTCCTCATGCCCTTCGAATCTTCCACCACCGTCTCTCCATTTTCCTTGTACACAAAATCTGCAAGGTAAGAGCATTCTCTTTCAACCAGTTTCATCTTCGGCTGTCCCTTTTTCTCGCCTTTCTTGTACACTTCGCCAGTCGGTTCATACTGTGGTGGTATCAGTGTGTATTTTACCTGCAATTGCAGGTCTGAAATCTTGCCGGCCTTTTCCAATAATTTCAGCTCAGCATATCGATTCTTCTCTTTCTTGCTGTCAAAGACAATTCCATCCATCACGGTCTTTTTTGCCCCAAATTTGGAACGGTTTCTTTTCCATGCCATAAACTTTACCTCACACGATTGTTTGAAGCACATTCGGTACTTCCGTTTCTTTCTCGCCTGTCAAAATCTTGATGTAATCATAACAGGCATAGTTAATCACTTTATCAATCCTTCCTGTGCCCTTGCTGTTCGATGACATTCCAAAGCCCTCATTCAAGACCGTGCAGATGACGGACAGAGCTGTCACAAATGCTTTGCTCATATTCGTGACGTACACCACATCATCAAATGCCATGTGAATAATCTCTGCTCCGTCCAACCTATCATTGATTTTCTCGGCATAAAAATTGAACACGTAATTTACACCTTGATAGCTGAATCTCGCTGACTCTTTCCTACACATTTCCATCAATTTGCTGATTCTCTTTCTACCGAAATCGAAATGATCGTGTAATGCGTTCACCGCCGAAAAGAACGCAATTTCCCTTCCGTCATCTCTGCCCTTTACGGCTCTTCTTTCTATATCATCTTTCTTTTTCTCTGCTTTTTCTCGTTCCCGCTTTTCACGCCTCATGGCCGCTCGTTTTGCACTCATTTTATCTGCCCCCTAATTCCTTAAATACTCTTCCAGATAACCATCAATCACCGTTTCCTGTTCCTCTCTCGCCCACTCTTCCCAGTACTGGATAGTTTTCGCCTGTGGTCTTTCTTCTGCTAAATCCACATGGATTTTTAATGGAATAGGAAGTGCGTCTCCAATCACAAGCGCATCCCCCGGGAAGAATGTGGTAGTCGCTTCAATTACTCCACTGCTGCCGTCTGCCATAATTCCTTTCATCATAGTTTTGTCCGTCTCGTTATTCAGCTTCATGACAATGTAGTTTGCACACTGTGCCATGATTGTCTTATTTAGTTCAGATGGTCTTTGGCTTGCCACAAAAAGCGTAACACCAAATTTTCTGCCCTCTTTTGCAATATTTTCGAAGATATCTACCATTCGTCTCTGCGATGCAGATAAATTAAAATCAACAGGAATGTAGACGTGCGCTTCATCACAGACAAGGGTAATTGGTTTTATGTTGCCTTTCTGTAGTACCTGCACTTCATACACAATTTTTGTGATTGCTCCAATAATCATAAGTGCCACGTCATGAGGTATCTCTGACAAGTCAATATTTGTGATTCCTCTTTTCATAATCCTGCCTACAACCTCATTCAGATAGGACTGTGGCTTTTCATCAAACAAGAACGAGTAACGCTTGTTGTTGTAAATGGTTTTCATGATGTTAACAATTCCGCTCAATTTACCATTATAATCTCCCTTTACAGTCTTTTCTTGCCCGGCTTTCGCACCGCTCTTGTAATATTCACCTGTTCCGACCTGCTCATTGTCCATGCCCTCTAAAGCCTTTACCAATTCAGAAAAAGAAAAATAAACAGGTTTTCCCTCGTTGGTATTATCACATACTTCCTTATACGCCTTTCGTAATGCTGACATAACCACTGTTGCGGATTCTTCTTTCACTTTTAGAATATTTAATGCCATATCCAAAAAACCGAACAGCCATATTGGGAACGGAAAACCGTTTCCTATTGTGATGTTATCCACGTATGAAAGGCTCTTGTACTCTCCATGAATATCAAAGATAATCATGTTTGGGCTTGTATTCTTATGTGTTTCCTCGATTATTTTCGTTACGGTCTCCGATTTACCACTCCCAGTATTGCCAACAATGCAGGAATGACGTTGAAAGAATTTATTGCCGTCAATCGCAGCTAGGCAGTTGTAATTAGCGTAATTGCCAATACTGAAACCGTCCACATTACTGTTTATCATTTTGCCGAATTGCTTGTTTGTGATAATTTCTGCTTTCACATCGGTTGTCGGGAACTTATCGACCGAATTTGTGAATTTTCCATCAACAAGACTCCCCATAATAGAGCACTCGATATTTTTCACTGATGGGACTTGATAACTGTCAAGAAAATCATCTTCTTCCAATGGCATTTCAATTTCGTTATCTGTCAAAGATGACACCATCGTTATTAGTGTCGTTATTCCGTCTGAAATGTTGATTAGGTCGTTGATATGTATATCTCTAAATTCTTTATCATTGGATTTGATTTGTACCTTGTCGGGCTGGATTTTAATTAGCTTCATCTTGAATCACCTCTACAATTTCTCCATCTTTCATTTTATACCATGTATCTTCCTTGTATTTATCTCCATCAATTCTTGCCATCTGTGCCGATAAGAGCATGTCCTGCTCATCATTCCACTCTGTTACAACAATGTATGAGCCGATAACGCCTTTCGCCATTGCATTCTTACCACAGGCAACAGCGATAGCGTTTTTGTTTGAAGTGGCTGACGTGCTCTCTTTCTCTATTTCATCAATTCCGAATACCCTCTAACCTTAACCTTCCTTGTCATACGGCAATACGGGCAACTTTCACACCGTTTCGGTTCAGCCTTTCCCTGCTTCACCTCAATCAGATGCGGCATATTTTCCTCAACTTCTCGCAATGCAAGATCGAGCTGTGCCTGTTCAATCTGAAAGATGTTAATGTCACTGACTTTCTCTTTGGTCACTGTGGCAAGGTAAAACGGCAACAATCCGCAACCATTTGCCTCTGCCACTTTCTGATATACCGCCCCTTGCCAGTCGTACCGCCAGTATGGAAGATTCTTTGTCTTTGCAATCACTTTTAGATCTGTAATGCAGATTCCTTCAATAAAAGAGTCCATTTTGATTTTCCACGGTACTCCGAACATTTCAGCAGTGAGTATTTTTTGATGTTCGCCGCTTAGGAATTTGTTAAAATCCTTGTGTTCGTCAATCAGTTTGATGATTTCATTTGCCTGCCGAAACTCAGCTCTTAATTCTTTTCTTCTTGTGAAAACTTCTGGATGTTTTTTAATAAAAGAATCTAATGTGCCCTCGACATAAGCGTCCACGAACGACCCTACTAACATGGCTTTTGTCATGGGCGGTTCATATTCGCCGCGAAGTTTTTCCATGGCCGCTGCCTCACACTGCATAAAACTCTTAAATTGGCTCACGCTGAAGTATTCCAAATCTGCTTCTTTTGTGTAGTAATTTTCTTCTGTCAGCTCCATCATTCGGCATCACCCGGCTTTTCTTCTTCCTTTTTCGCTTTCTTTGCAGACTTCTTTTCCTGCTCTGCCTGTTCAAACGGGTCTATTACATCGGATTTTTCTTCTTTCATGTCGATTCCGATATCGAACCAGTCCTCGCGTTTTGACATTCCGTCTTTCAAGGAAGTATATACCCCATTAAGACGTATCATGTCGTTTTCGCTGAAAGATTCGGCCTTGCATCCAATGAATTTTTCCAGCATTTCCTGTGATACTGAATAATTATCTTCAAACAATTTCACGCCTTTTCTTATCCGGTCAATTAAAGGGGTTTTATTCGCACCCTTTAGGGTCTTTTTGCACTCTTCCACAGCGTCCTCGATAACGTCTCCCGGAACAACACCTAAGATGCATGAGCGAACGCGCCTAGCGGCTTGATTCGCGATCAGCTCATAAATATCCCTCGGGTCTGTGAGGGCATAATCGCCTTTCTTTGTTGCTCTTATATGCTTGACACTGAATACTTTCGTCTGCCTTGTATTCGTCTCTAAATCCCATGCGTACGCCATTACTTGGCTCTCCCCGTTCTGCTGTCCGAGCTCGATAAAGCCAAAATCAATGTTCCCCCAGTTCTGAGCGATTGCCTCTGCTAACCGGATAGACGGGCCTGTCACTTTCTGACCGCCCCTAGGATATTCATACATTGCCTTTTCCGCCAATTTGGGTCTCTGACAAGCCCTTGCAATTCGGTTAATGCTGTCAATCTCGTCCCTTGGAAATTTCTTGGCAATCACCATTGCGGCTTGCACTTCCTGCGCCTGTCTTGTCATAAGCGTGTCCTGTGTCGCTGTTTTTGCCTGTGGCAAGCTGTTCTCTTGCTGCATAATCATTGCTTCCATAACTGATTTCCTCACTTTCTACATTTCTTCTAATTTTTTCATATATGTGAACATTGTCTTTTCGTCAATGCTGCATTCTTTGGATAATTCATTCAACAGTTTTCTGACTTCTTCTTTCTTGACCTTTTCCTTTTTCTTTCCTAAGATTTCTTTTCTCAGCTGTTTGTCTGCCTTTTCGTATAAAAGGTCATGTGATACAGAAAACACAATACCTTGCATTTCATCGTTGCCCAGAATTGACAAGCTGTGTAATGCCCCTAAAGCGTTCCGGCTATCTTCTGGTTTTTCTGCCTTCTTAATGATACTCTCATATGTTTCAAACATATCCATACTTCTAATTGAATCCAGAACGTCATCAAAAGTTTTTGATGCAATTCTCTTCTTAAATTCTTTAAAATCAATGTTTCTTCTCATTCTTCCTCTCCTTCCTTTAACTCAATTGAAAAACTGGAAAGCTCATAAGCCACTTTGTCCTCAAACAGCCCATTACCCAACTGTTTTCTGTATTCCCGACTCTGAATCCTACCATTGACTTCAATCCTAGTTCCTGCCGGAACTCTTTCTATACATTCAGCGTTTCGTCCCCATGTAAGAGTTGGGATATAATCCGTTTTTCCATACTGCCTGTCTACAGATACGATAATATCCGTAATCTCTCTGCCGAACGGTGTTTTCCGTATCGACTTTTTCTTACTGATAATACCGTTTAGGTACACGTTGTTTTCGTACTCGTCATACTCTAGCTCTTCCCATTCTTTGACGAATACAAAAAGATGGCAGTGTACTTTCTTTTTTTCTCTCTTCATGAATGATCTGAAATCTCCCTCGATTTTAACGAAAAGACCGTCTAAATTTCCCTTTGTGTTGACCAGCCTTTCTGATACAAGAAGCGGTACATAATCATGTGCTCCACTGCTTCTCATTACATCGAGAGACGTTTTAAAGAATTTTTCTCCATAGACTTCATGGTTGTAGACAAATTCGCCATGAATTTGACCTTTAAGACACACTATGTTATTCTCGTTCCTCATTGATAATCCCCCTAAAAAACTATGCTTCTTCGCTCAACCTCCTACCTATAACCAACTGCCTACCACAATTCGGGCAGTCGC